GCGGTAGCATACGAAAATACATATAAGCTGCCAATCTATATTACTCATACTATGAATGTGTTTGGCGAAAGACAGCATCCGGAAAAGTATATTCCGATGTGTATTAAACGAGCAAGAGACGGTGAAAAGATTACGATCCATAGCGATAACACCAAAACAATTGCAGGATCACGTCACTACATACACGCTGAAGATGTAGCTGATGCTGTTATGTTTCTTTTTGGTAAGGATGTTAAAGAATTGGAATGGGGTGGCGCAAAATGCCCTAAGTTTAATATCGTAGGTGCTGAAGAAATTGATAATTACGAGCTTGCAAAAATTATTGCTGAAACGCAAGGAAAAGAATTAAATTATGAATACGTGGATTTTCATTCAAGCAGACCTGGGCACGATCTTCGTTATGCATTGGATGGAAATAAAATGGCTGAAATGGGTTGGGTACCTTCCAAATCTGTTCGGGAAAGAATTGAAGAAGTTGTTGACTGGACACTTAAAAACGATAGATGGCTCGTTTCAGAGTAGAACTTTTTTATAAATAAAGGTAAAGGATTAATAGGTTTCTAAATGACAACTCAGGCTAATTTATATGTAGGTAAAGGGACTGATTTTGCAATAGATCTTGAAATAACTTATGATGCAAATCCTGGAGAAGTTTTTTTAATAAGCGATAAGTCGTTTTATTCAAGTTTTAGAAAACATTATTCTTCAGCTGCCATAGCAAATGCCGAAGTTACGTTGTTATCTTCTGCTAATAATATATTAGAATTTGCGTTATCAGCTGAAGCGACTGAGAATGTAGATCCAGGAAATTATGTTTACGATATTATAATGGTTAATCCTTCGGGGGCAAAAACAAAAATCCTCGAAGGTCTTTTAAAAATAACACCAACGGTAACACAAATATGATTTCAAATAGAGAAAAAATAAAAGTTTTTGTAAATCAAAACACCGGAGTAGTTACTAGATCTATTTTTGATTTGGCCGATGTTGATTTGGCAGGAGCAGCAAATAACGAAATATTAACGTATGATTCAGCAACCAATACAATAGTTGCAACTTCCGCATCTTCGATTCTTTCAATTGATGGAGACGGAAATGTGATTGATGGTGGCAGTTATTAAATTATAAATAAAAGAAACAGAATAAGTTTAAGGTGTAAAAGTGGCTATAATCAAACATAGATTATCTGGTGTAACAGGTAGGGAACCTACATTAGACCAGCTCGTATTAGGCGAATTAGCCGTTAATACATACGATGGAAATATCTTCGCAAAAATAGATCGTGAAGGTACCGAAGAAATAATTAAATTTACCGGGACTAACCCGGTTAAAAATGTTTATTACGTACAAAAAAATGGCAGTGATGCAAACAACGTTCTTGGTAATACATGGAGCGCAGCTTTTGCTACGATTGAAAGAGCAATTCAAGAAGTTGATACGAGAGACGGCGAACTTACTATTATTGATGTAGGTCCTGGCGAGTATACATCTCAAGGCCATATTGATGTTCCTGATAATTGTCTTCTTCGCACCTGTCACAGATCTACAATAATAAAACCGGAAACTGGTTATGAGGAAAAAAACGTTTTTAGACTTGGGTCTGGATGTTTCATAGAAGGATTTGTATTTGAAGGCTGGAGATTGGATAGCTTAGAAAATCCAACCGAAGGTTTCGCGGTATCGTTTAGACCAGGTGCAGTAATTCGTAGAACTCCATATGTACACAAATGTGTTGTTCGAACAACTCCTTTCTGGGACACAATTGCACCTCCACTTGATAGAGCAAACTCCAATCCGTTGTATGGTAGAGGCGCTGGTGTTATTCTTGCAGATGGTCTTGTTTGTTCTGCGAGTAGTATTTACCCTAATATCATGGCATGGGGTGCAACGCCAGTATCTCATAATGGTATTGGATATTGTGCTAAAAACGGTGCACTGATTAACGCAGTGAATGCTATTAGTCTTTGGGCACACAAACACTTCCTAGCGTTATCAGGTGGCCATTTAATTCTTTCTGCTTGTTCAACACAATTTGGTGATTATACATTAGTTGCTAGTGGAACTCGCGATCTTGTCCAAGCGACTGAAGTTGCAGAAGGTACATTAACTATTCAAATCGCGGCATATCAAGCAGTAGGCGCCGCGGCTAATACTATTATTGATGCAACGATTACAGATTTAGTAGATAATGGATTTACTTCTTCGTGGGCTACAGGAGACGAGGCCCTCTGTCGTAGAGATGCCAAAAACCTTATACAATCAATAGAATGGGTTCTTCAAACAGCGGTAGAAAAACCAATGTTAGATTTTCAAAAAGGATTGTTTAATTTAGACGGAACACCGACAATAACCGCAGGTAAAGAAACTGCAGCTATCAGAGCATGGCAATTTATAAGAGCTGAAATAAAAGCGTTATCCGGCGTCAACGCGGCTTCTGATACTATCGTAGATGCTTTATTTGTAGCATTAATTAATACACAACAAAACCCAGTAAGAATTTCAGAACCTTCAACTATTACAGCAATCGGTCATACTTGGAATTCAATTATGACAGGTGTTGCTCTTACTCGCATTCCGCCAGCGAAAAATAAGACAACAATAGAAGAAAGTATTTTGGAATTAAGTAACGGAAAAGTTATTGCTTCTGGACAAGACGATCAAGGTTCTGCGCTATTCGTTGGCGGTATGAAAATTGATGCTGACACAGGAGAACTTTCTGGACCACCATTCGATCAGGCAGTAAATAGAATTGCCACAAGAGCAGCAATCGCAAGGAGTTTTTAAATAATGGCACGCATTACATGTAGAACCCCATCTACGGGGAAACCATTAAGAATTATACAAGCAGATGTTGCAAGTACATTTGTAACAATCGCAGAAGCACCAGACTTTTCGGTACCAGACGCGTCAAATAAGTTCCCAGATCGCGATCCAACTGATGATACTCGTGCAATCAGGCCAGGTGAAGTATTCTTTTTGACTCCGATAGCAGCAAAAAATAAAGATACTGTTACTAGGTGGGTTGAGGCAATTTTTGTCACGGAAGATAGCCAAACAATAGAGTTTGCTAAGGTGGAAGTACCAGCTGGTGATACAGCGTTGATACCTTTACAGGGTAGAAGTTTATTAAAAAGAGTAGCAAACAATGCGTCTGGTGATACTTTACAAGTAAGAGCAGAAGTAGCAAATATGTTTGATATTTGGGTTTCTGCAGAAGAGAAAACGTCAAACGAACACGTTGGAGTTGAATAAAAATGGTAAAATTAATATCCGATTCTACCGTATCGGGTAGAATATCAAAAACTCCGTCATCTGAAGTTTCTGAAGATAGATACGAATTTTTAACTCTATCTGAAACAGAACCAGATCTTGGCGTACCATCTGCTAACGGTTACATACTTGCATCTGATGAAGATGGGTCTAGAAATTGGATAGACGGAAGTACTATAATTGGTCCACAGGGTATTCAAGGTATCACTGGTGAACAAGGTATTCAGGGTATTCAGGGATTTCAAGGTCTCCAAGGTACAAAGGGTGATCCTTTTAAAGTATTAGGATCTGTTCCTGATGTTAATGTCAATCCGCCAAATAACCCGCAAACAACTCTGTCTGCAGCTTTCTCATCGCCTTCTTTGGCTGACGGTGTAATTGACGAAGCAACATCAAACCTATGGGTTTGGGGTGGTAGTGATTGGGTTAACACCGGAGACATCGTTGGACCGCAAGGTATCCAAGGTATTCAAGGTATTGCGCAACAGGGTATCCAAGGTATTTCTGGTGAACAGGGTGTACAAGGTATCCAGGGTGTTCAAGGTATAACTGGCGACCAAGGTATTCAGGGTGTTCAAGGTATCCAAGGTATAACTGGTGAACAGGGTATTCAGGGTACTGACGGTACCGGTAATCAAGGTATTCAAGGTTCTCAAGGTACTACTGGTGAACAAGGTATCCAAGGTATTACTGGAGAACAGGGTATCCAAGGTAGTCAAGGTGACCAAGGTATTCAGGGTATTACTGGTGAACAGGGTGTACAAGGTACTGACGGTACTGGAAACCAAGGTATCCAAGGTGTTACTGGTGCTCAAGGTATACAAGGTATAACTGGTGAACAAGGTATTCAAGGTTTAACAGGAGCTGGTGAACAGGGTGTTCAAGGTATCCAAGGTATTACTGGTGAACAAGGTATTCAAGGTATTAGCGGTACATTAGGTTCTGTAGGTGCTCAGGGTGTTCAAGGTATTCAGGGTATTACTGGTGAACAAGGTATTCAGGGTATCCAAGGTGTTACTGGTGCTCAAGGTATCCAAGGTGTTACTGGTGCTCAAGGTATTACTGGCGAACAGGGTATTCAGGGTATTACTGGAGCTGGGTCACAGGGTATACAGGGTATTACTGGTGGACAAGGTATTCAGGGTATTACTGGTGCCGCTGGCGCCCAAGGTATTCAAGGTATTCAAGGTATTCAAGGTATTACTGGCGGACAAGGTATCCAAGGTATTACTGGTGAACAGGGTGTACAAGGTATTCAGGGTCGTCAAGGTATTCAAGGTATTACTGGCGGACAAGGTATCCAAGGTATTACTGGTGCCGCTGGCGCCCAAGGTATTCAAGGTATTCAAGGTATTCAAGGTATTACTGGCGGACAAGGTATCCAAGGTATTACTGGTGGACAAGGTATTCAAGGTATTCAGGGTCGTCAAGGTATCCAAGGTATTACTGGCGGACAAGGTATCCAAGGTATTACTGGTGGACAAGGTATTCAAGGTATTCAGGGTCGTCAAGGTATCCAAGGTATTACTGGCGTTGGTTCGCAAGGTATCCAAGGTATTACTGGTGGACAAGGTATTCAAGGTGGAGCTGCAGAAGCAGCTTCTGCATATGAATTGCAATCACTAAATGATACATCAACAAATCAAGATTTTTATCCGGTTTTTGTTGGAGCAACTGGATCTGTTCAAACAATTACGTCGTCAACAACAAAACTGTATTTTAATCCTTCTACTGGCGACTTGTCAGCAACAGGCTTTAATTCACTTTCAGATGCAACAGTTAAAGAAAATATTTTACCAATTAATGATAGCTTTTCAATACTTGATAAAATTGATACATATAAGTTTAATTGGAAAGATACAAAAGAATTGAGTTATGGTGTTATGGCGCAAGAATTAGAAAAAATCATGCCTGAGCTTGTAAAGAAAAATGGCAATGGTCAAAGAACTGTTTCATATATTCCTTTAATTGCAATCATGATCGACGCGATAAATAAACTAAAGGAAGAAGTTAAAAATAAGTAACTTCTAGTTTTATTATGTTTTATTATGGAGTGAAAATATATTATGAGTTTTTTCGAAAAAACTAAAAATGGACAAGAAGTTGAAAGCACGTATCATTACGGCGACAGTGATAGTTTTGCAAAAAACGTTTTAAATGATGGGGGTGATATTTACCCCCTCATTATTCCATCAAATCTTACAAACGGCACAGGTTTAATGAACCCGTCTATATTGAATATAGACGGTAAACTTGTTGTAAATATAAGACACGTAAACTATACTTTCTATCATTCAGAAAGAAAACTGTTTCAACACCCGTGGGGACCTCTTACGTATTTGCATCCCGAGAACGATATGCATCTGAGGACAGAAAACTATTATTGCGAATTAGACGATTCGTTTGAAATAACTCGGTTTAATAAAATAGACACAAGCAAATTTGACAACTACAAACCAATGTGGGACTTTGTTGGTCTTGAGGATGCGCGTTTAATTGAATGGAATGGAAAACTATTTACATCAGGAGTACGACGTGATACAACTGAAAACGGCCAAGGGAGAATGGAACTTTGTGAAATTGAAGTGCGTGAAGATAGTGTTGTAGAAGTTTCAAGATGGAGAATTCATCCACCAAACGATAAGAATTCATATTGTGAAAAGAATTGGATGCCAATTGCAGACCAGCCTTTTAAATATGTAAAATGGTGTAACCCAGTAGAAGTTGTAAAAGTTAACGAAACTCCAACTGATGACAAAGTTTTTGAATCAAATTGGGTCGAATCAGAAACATGCCACTTACAATCTTCTGGTAATTTTTTAAGTAAGGATCCGCGTGGAGGTTCGCAAGTAATTCCGTTTGGTGATAATTACCTTACACTTACTCATGACGTTGATTTATTTAAAAGTGATGTTGGAAGAAAAGATGGTGTGTATCGACATAGGTTTATATTATTTGATAAAGACTGGAATATACTAAAACATTCAAAAGATTTTTCTTTAATGAACGGACATACTGAATTTTCAGCAGGCATGTGTCATTACAAAGATAAAATACTTATTACATTCGGGTTCCAAGATAATGCAGCATTTATCTTAGAAGTAAATCCAAAAACAATTGAAGATATGATTGGTTGAGAGGAAAATTATTATGAACAGAACTGATATTATACAATCTCTCATAAACAAAATAGAAGCAAAGAGCTATCTTGAAATAGGAATTTCAGAAGGATACAATTGGAGAGAAATAAAATGCAAACACAAAGTAAGTGTTGACCCAGAACCGCTGTCAAAAGCTGATTGTGTTATAACGTCCGATGAATTTTTTGAAAAAAATAAAGAAACTTTTGATGTAATATTTGTTGATGGTTTACATCACGCAGATCAAGTTCATCGTGATATTACAAACGCAGTTGATATTTTAAATGAAGGTGGTTATATAGTATGTCACGATATGAACCCACTTAAGGAAGAACATCAAATCATACCATTTAAAGGAGGTACTTGGAATGGTGATTGCTGGAAAGCATTTGTCAATTTAAGAGCAACTCGAAAAGATTTGGAAATGTACACTGTTAATACAGATCATGGTTGTGGGATAATTAAAAAAGGTAAGCAAAAAACTTTAGATATACCAAATGGTGAATTAGAATATAAAGACTTTGACAAAAATAGAGTAGAATGGTTAAATCTTATTAGCCCCGAAAAATTTGGAAAAATGTTTGGAATGACTGGTCTAAAATTCATGTTAAAAACTTATATCATGGATCCAAATAACCCTGAAAGTAATTGGAATTTAGCTCTACACTACGATACAATTGGGCAACTAGCTTCTGCGATTTCTTTTTATATTCGCACAGCCGAAAGAACAGAAGAAGATTTGTTAAAATACGAATGTCTCATTCGGGCTGCGATGTGTTTTGAAAAACAAGGTACTCGAAGATTTACTGTAAAGGGTATCGTGCAGCACGCAATAGCAACACAACCACATCGCCCTGAAGGTTATTATTTACTTAGTAAGTTTTATGAAAATGATCCTGGTGACGGTAAATGGTTTGACTCGTATACAACTGCGTCAATTGGTTACTCCTTTACAGACGACGTATTAGAGCCTCTCAGGACTGTCGTGGATTACCCTGGTAAACATGCCTTATTATTCCAAAAAGCTCATACTGCTTGGTGGTGTGGTCTTAGTGAGGATTCAAGAAGTATGTTAATGGATCTCTATACAAATTATGATTTGAAAGATGAGTATCGCAATTCAGTATATGAAAACCTCGTAAGATTAGGAGCATTCACATCTAAAAGTCTTACATTATATACAAATGAAAAACATAGTAGTTTAAAAAATCAATTTTCTGGTTCTGAAAATATCAAACAGAATTATTCTGAAGCTTACCAAGATATGTTTGTTCTTACATTATTCGGCGGTAAGAAAAACGGTAGTTACGTTGAAGTTGGTTCTGGTCATCCTACATACGGAAATAACACATACTTATTAGAAAAAGATTATGGTTGGAATGGCGTATCATTTGATATAAGCGAAGAGTTTGTTGCTGGCCATAACAAAGAAAGAAACCATACGTGTCTTCTTAAAGATGCGACTACTGTTAATTACGACTCATTCTTAAATGGTCTTGGCTTTGGTAAGGATATTGACTATCTGCAAATTGATTGTGATCCGCCCGAAGTAAGTTTTAAAGTACTATTATCAATGCCGTTTGAAACCAAAAGGTTTGGAGTAATTACATTTGAGCATGATCATTATGCAGATCCAACCGGCGGATATAGAGAAAAAGCTAGACAATATTTAAAATCGTATGGCTATGAACTTGTTGTTGGTAACATATCTCCTGATAAGGATAGGCCTTATGAAGATTGGTTTGTCCATCCAGATATTATAAATACTAATGAGTTTAGCATTTTAAAGAATAACGATGATTCTACAAAAATGGCTGAAGATTATATGATGGGCAGAACTAATAATGGCGAAGCAGCTTAAAAACTTTCCAACAGTATATTATCTTTCTTTAAAAGATTCCTTAGAGAGGCAGCGCGATTTAGAATCGCAGCTGTCCTCAAGAGGAGTAAATTTTTGTATGATTGAAGGATACGATGGAAGAACCGTTGATATCCGAGAACAATTAGATATAACAAGTCCACACTTAAGTCCTATAGGTATTTCTTCTGAAGTACTATCTGTTGCAGTATCCCATTTACATATGATATACCGTTGGTATACAGAGACCGATGAAGAAATTGGTTTCTTTTGCGAAGATGATATTAATTTTTCTCTAGCCGATTATTGGAACTTTGATTTCAGTGAATTTATCGAACCGTTGCCACAAGATTGGCAGGTTATTCAAATGTCACTAATTAAAGAAGATCCAGTTAATTGGAGTGACATGAGAATAAGAAGAAAAAGGTGGAATGATTGGTCGTGTTGTGCATATTTAATGCGACGAGAATATGCAAAGGAAATATTGGATGACTTCTACGATGTAGAAACAAATTCTTTCAACCTAAAAATAAAAGAGACAAGACACATTCCTTTACCTGAGAATGTAATATATCCTTATAACTATAAAAGATGCTACGTGTTTCCGTTCTTTACAGAAAATAGAGTACATGATTCCACTCTTATAAGACAGGACAACAAGGATAATATAGACACAATCCAAAATCAGAGTAGTAAATTTATAACTGATTGGTGGAAAGAAAACGGAAATAATATTAATATAAAGGAGTTGGTGAATATGGTAGATAAAATCCCAGTCATAGGTGCACCAGTTGTAAATAGCACTTATTGGATTTCAAGACTTATTATGAGTGTTGACTATCCTGTAGAAAACTTTGTCATTATAAACAATAATGGCAGGGGTGAATTAGATGAAGAGCTCAACCGTTTGGTTAAAATGGATCATAAGTTTATTGATAATATTAAAGTAGTTCACATGCCTGCAAATGTAGGGTGCGCAGGTGCTTGGAACCTTATTATTAAATGTTATATGTTAGCTCCTTATTGGATTATTGCAAACGACGATGTCGCCTTTGGCCCTGGTCTTTTAGGCGAAATGGTTGAAAGAATAAACGGCGATCCAATGGTCGGCATGATACATCCAAATGCTGGAGACTTTAATGTTGGCGCGTGGGATCTTTTCCTTATTCGAGAAAACGTTGTAAAGGTATTTGGGTTGTTTGATGAAAACACATACCCCGCATATTGTGAAGATGCCGATTATATTATGCGAATGTCGCATCGTCCTATTCGAAAGATTGTTGGTCTAGAGAATAAATATATGCATGGACACGGTGATAGTACAATGTATTATGAAACCGGTAGTCAAACAGAGAAAAACGAAAATGGTTTAAAAGAAAAGCTTGACCACTCAAATGAGTTAAATATTGATTATTTAACACGTAAATGGGGTATCGGTTGGAGAAAGTTGTCTCCTAATAAAGAAGTATTTGAAGGTGAAGAAACACCAATCTCAGCAACAACATACGATTTAGATTTCGTTAGACAAAAACACATGGGTTTTTAATATGAAAAATTGGCTTATTACAGAAGAAGAAATTACAGAAGAAGAAATTATAGAAGTTCAAGATGAAGAAATTACTCATCATGACGATTCTTCTGTATACGCGGTTAACCCCAATCTACAAGAAAACAAAAGAGCATTCATAATTGATAATTTTTATGCGGATCCTTACGCGATGCGAGAATTTGCGCTTCAACAAGAATACTTTGATGATGACGGGTATATCGGTAAAAGAACAAGAACACAACACCTTTTTCCAGGACTAAAGGAAACATTTGAAAGTATCATTGGCGAAAGAATTAGCGAATGGGAAACATATGGTATGAACGGAAGGTTTCAACACAACCACGCCGGTGAAAAATTAGTATATCACTGTGACCAACAAAAATGGGCCGCTATGATATACCTAACTCCAGATGCCCCACCACAAACTGGTACAAGTACCTATATGCATAGAGAAACTAAAATCCATCATAATTCCCAAATTAATTGGAACGATGGGACTGGCCATAAAGTATTTCCTGGAAATACATTTTTAGATAAGACTCCATACGATACGGTAGATTCTTTTGGTAATATTTTTAACAGATTAGTTATATTCGAAGGTGGATCAATACATGCTGCTTCTGAATATTTTGGTAGCAATATACATGATTGTAGAATGTGGCAAATGTTTTTCTTTGATGGCGAAGTTTCAAATATGCATTTAGGAGATTGATAATGAAAGTAGTTTTAGTTACAGGCGGATTTGACCCGATTCATTCTGGTCATATAGCATATTTTAATGAAGCGAAAAAGTTAGGGGACGTGCTAGTTGTTGGGGTAAATAGCAACGAATGGCTGACTCGTAAAAAAGGCCAACCGTTTATGGATATTAACGAAAGAGTTGAGATTGTAAAAAATCTTTCTGTCGTTGACTCTGTAATGGTATTCGACGATAGCGATGGTGGTGCATCCCAGGCAATTCATAATTGTTTAAATATGTATCCAAACGCTGAAATTATCTTTGCGAACGGTGGAGATAGAACAGATGATAACATTCCAGAAATGAAAATTAAAGATAAGAGATTATCATTTGTTTTCGGAGTAGGTGGAATTCACAAGATGAATTCCAGCAGTAAAATACTTACTGAGTGGAAAACACCAAAAACAGAAAGAAAATGGGGATATTATCGCGTACTTCATTCTGATGGCCCATCCACTAAAGTAAAAGAACTTGTTGTTGCGCCTGGAAGATCGCTTAGTTTGCAGAAACACGAAACAAGAAGTGAATATTGGATTGTAAGTTACGGAGAAGCAACCGTAAATCATGGTGATGATCTAGATAATATACAGACATCAGTACTTAAAAAACATGGTGAAATATACATTCCGGTCCATACATGGCATCAATTGATAAATAATACAAATGATGAAGTTAGGATAGTTGAAATACAGTACGGCAGTAATTGCATTGAAGAAGATATAGAACGCGTCTAATACCATGGCTCCTAGAATATATAATTCTATTATACTCATTGTTGAAGAAATGTCAATGGAAAAATGGTACCTGCATTGAATTAAATTATTGTAATCTAGTACCACAACTCCCAGAATAGATAATTCTATTATATCTATTATTTGAAAAATGTCAATAGAAAAATGACAATAGCTCTTTTTTTATAAATATAAACAAAAATAGGTTAACTCACATGGCATTACCAACAACACGCGAAGAGTTTAAAGATTACGTACTTCGTAAAATAGGTGCTCCGGTCATTCAAATAAATGTTTCCGAAGAACAAATTGAAGACCGTATTGACGAAGCTATATCTTTTTGGAGAGATTATCATTATGATGGAAGTCAAATGGTTTATCTTAAGCACGAGCTCACCCAAGCTGAAATAGATCAAGGTTATGTCACAGTACCGGAAAATATGCTCGGTGTTACTCGAATATTTGACTTGAGCTCATCTGTGTCAACGGGTACTGGCATTTTTAATGTGCAATACCAATTCGTTTTAAATAACCTCAGTGATATTACAGGATATAGTATACAGAACTATTATATGTCAATGTCTCATCTGCAATTTCTTCAGGAAATTTTAGTAGGAAAACCTTTAGTACGATATAACCGCCATGTAAATCGCCTTTATATTGATGGTAAGAAAAATATAATGGTCGCAGGATCGCATATTATCATTGAAGGATATGATATCATAAGTGGTGAAACATATGCTGATGTTTGGCAAGATCGCTTTCTTCAAAATTACACTTCAGCTCTAGTAAGAGAACAATGGGGATTTAATTTAACGAAGTTTACAAACATGCAACTTGTAGGTGGTGTACAGTTTAACGGTGAGCAAATATTAAGCGAAGCTAAGACAGATCGAAAAGAGATGGAAGAAAACGCTATTAATTCCCTGCAACCGCTTACCTATAATTTTGTGGGTTAATACATGGCTACTAACGCATATTTTAATAATTATGATTATTCAAACGAACAGACTCTCATTGATGACCTGGTGATCGAGTCTATTCAGATTTATGGGATAGACACGTATTATCTTACTCGTAGTTTGCAGGCTGTAGACAATATATTAAATGAAGATGATCTTTCGATCTTTAATACTTCATATGAAATGGAAATGTATGTTAAGAGTGTTGATGGATTTCAAGGTGAAGGCGACTTCCTTAGTAGGTTTGGTTTACAAATTCGTGACCAAGTTACATTTACTGTTGCAATGCGAACATTTGAGAAAAATGTAACTAACATAATCCCTACTATTTTAAGACCAAAGGAAGGAGAACTGGTATACTTTCCAATGGTTAACAAGTTCTTTAAAATTACTCACGTTGAACATGAGAGCGTCTTCTATCAGAGTGGTGCTTTACAAGTGTTCGACCTTCAGTGCGAATTGTTTGAATATTCCAATGAAAGATTCCAAACTGGTGTATCGGATATAGATACATTTTTTGATAATTATAAAACAACTGCTGTTACTTCGCTCACTGCATTAAAAACAAAAGATCCTATTGCAAATAATATAGACTTTGAAGATGTTGGTGATGATATAATAGATTTCACAGAGATAGATCCGTTTAGCGAAACTATCACAAACCCAACAGATGCTGGATAAGATATATGACATATAAAGTAAAAGGTACCGTAGTTGTAGATGCATCCGGTAATATTAACCCGGGTGACAAAACAAAGTTTGTTGTAAATGACTATTTAGAATTTGCCGATCATCCAACGACGCCTGAACAAGGCTCGGTAAGTGGTTATTCGTCTGGTGGCATGTTTCCAGCTTCTACTGTTATTGACAAGTTTCCTTTTGCATCTGACGGAAATGCAACAGATGTTGGTGATCTAACACAAGCAAGATATGCTGTGGCAGGTCAGTCAAGTACTGTATCTGGGTATACTTCAGGTGGAAACACGTGGCCGGCACAGGCATTGCAGAATACAATTGATAAGTTTGCATTTGCTTCTGACGGAAATGCAACTGACGTTGGTGATTTGACACAGGTTCGTTATTATATGGCTGGTCAATCAAGCGACGCGTCTGGTTATACTTCAGGCGGGCGAACCAATCCAACCGGCGCCATGACGCTTACAAATGTTATCGACAAGTTCCCCTTTGCGGCTGACGGTAATGCAACTGATGTTGGTGATTTAACACAAGGTAGATATTCCCCGGCTGGCCAATCAAGCGCAGTATCCGGATATTCTTCAGCTGGGTATAGCACATTGGGGTCTGGAAATATAATTGATAAATTCCCCTTTGCGGCTGACGGTAATGCAACTGATGTTGGTGATTTGACAAGAGTAACAAGGTATGCAGCTGGTCAATCGAGCACAGTATCCGGATATACTTCTGGTGGCGATGGCGGCGCGTTCACAAATATTATCGACAAGTTTCCTTTTGCATCTGACGCTAACGCTACTGATGTTGGTGATTTAACGACGGTAAAACGCCAGGCAGCTGGTCAATCGAGCACCGCGTCTGGTTATTCTTCTGGTGGCAAAGTCCCTGCCCAATCTAATATTATCGACAAGTTCCCCTTTGCGGCTGACGGTAATGCAACTGATGTAGGAAATTTAACAGCGGGTCGTTATAGTTTAGCAGGTCAACAAGTATAATGTCAACAAACGAGTATAAAATATTAGGATAGAAAAATGGCAATAAAAATTACTCAAGATAAGATAGCAAGTGT